TAGTGACATCGCTTGCATTGTATAGTTTTTTGAAGTTATCTCCACCTTTGTCTAGGGCGTTGGAAGTTGAACCCATCATACACTTACCTATAATTCTGCTACCAAGTCTAAGACAAGTTTTTGTAACTCGCCAGTTGTTTAGAATATTATCAGGCCTTTCCCATTTACCACTTTCATCGTGTACTAGTAAAGCTAACTTTTCACCATCATAACTATTATCGCCAGTATTTTTCCAGTCAATAGTAGTATCTAAACCTTGTATATCTTCTAGTTGCTCGTTAGTCGTAATCTTTTTTCTTGTAAACTTACTAGCTGGTACTCTATATGCAAGCTCTGATTTTGGCCTGTCCATACCATCTTGTATTGGTTTGAAGAAAAAAGGGTAGTTAATACTAATAGGTACTACTTTATCTGTAAACATTTTTTTAGCATCAGCACCTGTTTTAGAAAGTATCCCATATCTACTATCACTCGATATTGTAGCTAAATTAACTGTTTCTGCAGATGACATGAACGAAAAGCCTGAACGTCTGTTCTTTAGGTAACACATACCATAACATCTTTTATCTGCTTTACATGCTTCCCAAAATATAAAAAATAGTCTATTTGCTTCTCTAAAATCAGGTGCACCTACATCAATTTTACTCCATTGCAAGTACATATAGTGCGCACCTGTTATATATGTTGGCTTACTATTATTAGTAAACCAAAAACCTTCATCTCTACGTTTAAATTCTTCATCAATATAATCGTACCATTTATCTTTTTGATCTTCAGGATAAGATCTCCAGTCGAATATATTTTTTAACCTACTAAGTTCTTTTGGTTGTTCAAATTTTTCCCACTTATTTAATTTGCTTTTGAACACTTGTCCTGGCACTCTTGGCAGCGCCACTCGCAAATTTTGTATTTCAAGTATTTCACCAATTTGACCACTTTTTGATATAACGATAACATCATGTTCTTTATTGTATCCATATTTCCATTTTTTAGATTTGTTAAGTCGACTAATAGTCGTACGTTTAATAGGTTCTATTGTTTTAACTAAGCTTTGTTCGTATGTCATTTTGATCTTCCTTCTGCAAATCCTTTAAATACTTTTGCTTTTTTATCTTCAGGTGATTTACCTTCAAGCAAGTTTTCTTCTTCTTGGATTCTGTTAAGTATTTCAAATGCATCAAATATAGCTAGCTTTTTAGTAGCTGCAGCATTTTTTAATCTATCAGCTGAAACATCGTCTTCTGTGTTTGTAATAATTTTTTCTTCAGCTACTTTAATTAGCTCGTTAACTGCTTTACGCCCAGCTTGGATTATATTCTTCTTCGTTTCCTTGATATTCATATTTAATTGTAATAAAATTTGATAAAACTCTATATAGTCTTTCGTTGTCAACGATAAATTCGTATTCACTACTTGGTCTGAAACCAACTAAGTCTCCAACGTTTACTGTGCCGTCTGAATATTTAACAATACCTTGTAATGGTTTTTCAGACTCAACATTAAATTGATCTATTGATTTTAAAGGTTTTACAAAACAATAACCTTTTGGTGCTATCCAATTTTTATTTGTTTTATATAAAAAGATCTGATCATTGTTTATTAGATAAGTAGATTCATTAAAATAACTTTTACTATTTTTTTCTATACCTTTTATATTGTGCCATCTACGGAAAACATTGTGATGCACTATAACTATATCACCTGGTTTAATATCTGTATCACCAACTATTGGTGTTGACACAACAACAGCTTCTCTGTTTACATATTGATGATTAAATATTTCAGTATTAAGTATTAAATTTTTATCATCAATTTTTTTACTGTTATTATATCTTTCTCCTTTTGGTGTTACAACAAAGTTGTAAACACTTTTCATTAATATTCTAAATTATATTCTACAGATACCGCCATGTTTTTATTAAAGTCTTTCCAAGGCAATACATCTTTATTTTTTTTAATATAAATAGAGTATTTATCTTCTTCTTCTAATATATCACAAATAGTATGACCGCCATAAACATCTTGACCAACTGCATAGTGCATGGCATCGTTTTTATAATCTCTACCTACACTTATTTTTCTAATTAACTTTGCCATTATTCTTTATAATTTATAGTACCATCTTTAATATCTACATCAAAAGTACCATAATCTTTTTCAAGTTCTTTTTGCATTAAAGTTAAATCTTCATTGAAACTAATCATTATATGCATCATTTCGTGCTTTCTAGTTTCTAGTGTACCTATTTCTAATTTAGTTCTATTTATATTGTTTACAGTTGCTTGTATTTTATCTAACTGCTCTTTAGTTATTTTTTCAGGCTTTATACCTTTTAGTTGTTTAAGCCTTCTATCTGTTCCTTTTGTTTTACTTACTGCCATTTTATTTAATTTAAGTTAATTTAATCTTCTATTATCCACTCTGATTTACTGAGCTCTGCTAGTATTTCACTGTGTGTATATTGTGTTTTACCATTTAAAAAGCTTGGAGTAGTACCTTCAAACTTTACAAATGTTTTTGTACCATCATTATTATACCTTAAAGTATTTACTGATGTTTCATCTACTTGACTAAAGTCAACGTTTGCAACTTCGTCTTTTGTTATTATTATGTATTTTTTATTATTCATGTTATGGTATGTCTGCTACGCCTTGTGTAGGGCTGTTTGTAGGAACACCATCTGCTCCTGTTGCTGTTCTGTCTATAAAATTACCACTCGCTTCATCCAAAGGTAAGAAAACTACTGGAGAAGGAGATAGTGTTGTTAAATCAATATTTGGGCTACCGCCATTATAAATAGTTAAAACATCAGTAGCTCTAAGAGCACTACTATACAAAGCAAGACTACTAAAATGACCTTGGAAAAAAGCATTATTAGCATTACCAGGTTTACCTATATAAATAGTATCTGCTGTAGTTGCAAAATTAGTTATTGAAGCAGTACTTGACGCAACGTTACTACCATTTAAGTACATAGCCATTTTGTTATTAGTTCTATCCCAAGTAGCAACAAAGTGTGTCCAACCGTTATTAACAGAGTCGGTAGCTGAATATTCATGATCCAAAATAGTATTAGTACTACCACCTCTAGAATTAAGACGTATAAGCTCAGAACCACCTTGGTTGATAAATAAAATTGCTATTTTATTATCATTACTAGTACCTGTATGTAGGTTCATAATAGTGTCATTTGCACTTGCGGTTTCTAGTTTAAGCCATATAGAAATACTACCTATATTTTTAATATCATCTGCTACAGAGTTAGTTATTACAATATGATCATCTGAACCATCTAAAGATACAGATTGAGTAACAGCATATGCTGTTTCTGAATATACAGGGCTTGATAATGAACTAC